TAAATCCCACCGTATCTAACACCCACATCAATTAACGATTTTTCAATGTCATTCTTGTCAACGTTAAAAATGAGATCATCATAGATTTTCAGTGTCCCGTCAATTTGTTGAGAAAATTTTTGTGCAACGTAACCAACAAGCTGGTATGAAGTTTCGGGGACGTTCTCAAAAGTATTTGCATCTAGCAGTTTAACTTGATCTGCCGGTATTGAGTAGTCATAAGCATCGCTGAATATCTTAAGTGGTGTCGATGAAGATCTAGACTGTTGTTGGATTTCACTGGCACGATCCAGGATTGCTGCGACTTCGTCGGCGAATATCGTCTTTTGATCTTTAATGACCTGATTAGTCACATCAAAGATGAACAGATTGTTGATGCTCATTCCTGTCCAAAATGCTCGGACATCATTTAGAAATTGCGATTTTACTTCTTCACGAACATCTGTTCTTGCGTAACGATAGCCAGAAGACTGGATATTTCCTAAAGAATTGAAAATTAGAGATTTTGGAGACGCTGTCGTTGTTGAAGCTGCTGCAGGTGGAGTAAAAACATAGCCTGCAGGTTCAGGAACTTCTTCAAACTGGAGAGAAGTTGATGCTATCAAATAAGATCGATTGTCAACTAACGTATCTGCAACTTCAATTGCTGAGAAGTTTGAGTTAAATGGTGCAGTCTCAAATATGATCTTTTCGCCATTTGCGATCCGCTGTGTCAATAGAGGTAGACCTAAGCTTCTATTGTCATAGTTAGGTGCGCTAAAATCTATTTTTACATACCTTGGTGCTTTTCTTATCCTTGATGTGTACGCAGCTTGATCAGTAACACCATCTTCTGGAAATGTGGAAAATTCTTCATTAATTCTTTCGTCTGTCGTGAAATAGTTGTACACAAACTTAGATGAAATTACTTCAGCGTTCTTAAGACCTGCAACGATAGCAGGTAATGATGCAAAAGTGAAATTAGAAGTTGCCATCGAGTTGTTCTCTGTTACCTGTTTATTCTGGCTGTGTTATTGACAACGTTACTTATACTTTGCCTTGAGAGATTTGGCGAACGTATAAGTGCTTGAGGATCTTGTGTTACAGACCTTGTTGAAGTCACTGTTTCTCTAGACGAAAATTCCGTAGTGACACTTGCAATCACGTCAACAAGATAACCATTTCTTCCTCCTGTCAAAAGATTCGCATCAACAGGAATGGCAATGATCTTATCAAAAATATTACCACCTAATGCCTGTGTGATTAAATTGGATTTATTGACTATAAGTGCGCCCGTTCCTGTCGATGCATACCTCGTCTCAATCAATTCAGCAAGTCTATATTCGTAAACACGATCTTGAATTGTCGATCTTGCGCTAAGGACTCCCTGACTTGTGATATCTGGTAGTTCTTTTTGAACTGTGATATAGGGGCCAAAGATGAAACCATAGAACATTTGAACATAATTTAACAGAGACGTTGATTGCAATTCGTTGATCTTAGAATCAGGTGTGAATTGCAAATTTGTCACAAACGTTCTATTCTTATTAAGCTCATACAGCGATGTCGCACTTAAGACTTGATCTCTTGATGCGTTTATTGTTGGTGTGTAATTTAGTAATTGATGCTCAACATACCCTTGGATAGGGTATTTTTTGGTAATCACGACATCATCTGATGCTATTGAATTGATGGTCTTTAGTGTTAATGTCACATTTAGATAACCAATTTTTGTCTGGTCAAACGCCCCAAGACGATCAAGAATACCATAAGGCAATCCACATATGACTAAGAAGCTATCTTCTGCTGTTGAAACTTCAGGATCATCTTGGACATATCTTAAGAAACCATTTAATGTGTCAGTTGTCTTGTGCTGGTCTTTTGAGAAATTGTTATATGTGTCATTTTTTGAAAAAGCAAACCTTGATTGCCTATTGAGGTTTAAGACAGCATTGTATGTGTAGTTATTTGATAAACTCTCACCAAAAGTTGGTGTGTAATTGAATGCAAGATCTGCTGCTATTGTCAATAGTGACGATGCTTGCATGATAAATCTATACACAAAATTAACACCATCATAAAAGTCTTGACCATCTTGTAGTATGTTTTGAGAGATAGGCCATGTGTACTTCAAAAAATTCTCAAAAGATGCAGCATCTGTCATATCTGTGTATGTTAGAGATAAGGCTTTCTTGAGTTCTGCATATGCTGTTGTGGAATAATATGCTTTAAACATGACAGCCACAAATGTCGACGAGGGCCCATAGTCATGTTTACCTGTGTCAACTGGATGTGACGGCATCGTTCCTTCTGTGACTTCAATATAAAAAGGAAAATCAACTATAATAGACAACCACTTGCTTAAGAACAGTAAGGCTCTATCATCTCTAGATAAGCCTAAAAATCCTGTTGAAATTCCTACTTTTGCTTGAAGAACCGAATTTTCTTTTTGCCAATTCGAAATTGTCTTGAAAGACCTTGATGACGTGCTTGTTATGTTTTCTGAAAGAATCGCTGACTTGAAGAAGTTATCCCATTGATGATCAGCAGGATCTGTTAAACCCTCTATAACTTCATAAATTAAGGAACTTGCGGGTTTATGTGTGTCCAACTCAAATTGAGAAGTTGACCCAACATCAAAAACAGTGCTTTGACCGAGCGCGCTCCTAAACGAATTAAACTCTAACTGATCAATCTCGTCATTATTTTGGGCGCCTGTTACAGCACGTTCAGAAGGCGTAAATAATGTGACAAGATCAGAGATGGCATCTTCAAGCTCATTTTTTGCAGCAGTCAAAAAGTCATTTTGTGATTCTGTCACAACATATGACTTATAGTTTCTAACTCTTTCTCTGAGCATCATGATCTTGAAGATCTTATTTCTGACTTGCGCATCTTCTGCAGCTTTTAACAAGATTGCAAATCTAATCGTGCTTGTCCAACTTTGGGTCGTATAAAATGACTCTTCCATCATTATAGACATTTGTGCGAGAAATGACTTCCAACCGCCAAGATCCTTTATTGCTTCTGTTTCGCGTGGTGTAGAAGTGCTTAGACCTGCCAAAGTTTTAACGTCAGCTTTGAAAGAATTTTCAATTGCAGTTGCATCATTTGCAAATCGCTGCGATCGAGTTTTTAGCAACGTCTTGTCTGTAATCAGTGGCATACCAAGAAAAAATTCGTCAGCCGATCTGTACAGCTTCAGTGCGTCCTGGTCTCCAACATTTACATCGACAGGCAGAACAGTGTAGCTTTCATCGACATATGTCAGTAAATTAGAAAATATTCCAACGTTAGCAGATGATGTTAGATTAACTTGTTGATTAAAATTTGCTAGAGATCCAATCATTCTTGAATAAAGTGCAGCAGGATCAATTTGGTTTGCCGTATACGTGATGTCTTTTGAATCAGCAATTATGAGAGTATCAAGTTTATTTTCATAGTCTGATATTGATGAGTCTCTGTCGGCATACACAGGACCAAAAAATGTCTCATACAACTCGTCGTAGTATGAAAGACTGGCTGTCTCTATCGCGAGAGGTGACGAAGAAGGAGTGCTTACAACGAAATTCTTTCCAAATTTTCTTCTTGCAAAAGAATTTCTAATGATCTGCATCAATTGTGCTATATTGTAGCCTGACTTGGTTATCTTGATCTGGCTCTCTAGCCAGCCTAGCTTTGACTCACTTTCTGTTATTCCTATTGCGTTAAGCTTTTGTGGAAATGTGCCTTCGCCGTAGTCATAAGAGAAATTTTCATCTGTCTCAATCATATACATGTTTGCAAGATGAGTCATATACGCAGCTTTTGCGTTGTAAGCCGCCGTTATCGAAGATACGGCACTCTTGAATTGTGTGTACTGTGTGCTGTCATTTATAGCTTCTAGTTCATTGCTAGAGAAACCTGAACCTGTCAGATCGTTGATTATGTCATTGACATTACTAATTGTTATAGTGTTCAAGTTTCGCTGGATATTCAAGATCTCAGCTTCTGCATTTTCTGAAGCCGTTAACTTTTTAAAAGGAACAACAGCCAATGTTACAGGAGCAGAAGATGTAATTCCTTTTGCCAAAAGGTCACTATCATAAGAAACTTGCGTAACCTTATAGAAGTCATCTGAATTTTCACCTGACGTTGGGACAGAATCAGAACTTATTATTTCTCTTTTAGGTATCGTGTTCGTTCTTATGTTTTGTGAATTTAAAAATATGTTTCCTGTCATATGTCTGCCTCGAATGAGATTCCTTCGCCGCGTATAAGATTTGCTTGAATTTTGATTCTCTTGACATTGGAGGGAACAAGAGCGACGTATTCTGTTTGAGTCACCTCAGCATTCACTTTTCCTAGAACAACATTAGATGACGTTGTTGTGTCAATTATTGAAAAATTATCAACATTTATATTGTTTGTTGATGTCCATGAAACTATCTTATCATTCTCTCGTATCGTTGATACTACAGCTCTGATCTCGGGGTTCTCATAATTTGGATAAATTAACAAGCTCTTAAAGATTGAAGTCCTACCGCTTTCAATCCCTGCGTCAAGCGAACTCAAAGTTTTTCCATACCTAAGCGTCCCCAGGTATAATGCCGACTTATTGAAGAATTTTTGTGTGAAGTTAACTTTCTTTCTGAATGTAGTGAGCCCTAATGCACGCGATGCGATCATTGGGTCACCTACACTCGAACCTTTAGCAGCTGTATCGAAATCTCTTGACGATGAAATGTCTTCAATTACCTCAGATGGTGACTTGATCAAGACTTCAAAGATATAAACACATTGCGCATCTTTTCTAAATGTGTCTTCAATCTCGCCCTGTTTGAATACGCCTAACTTCTGTTCGGAACAGCTTATTGAATCAATCCTAGTTACAAGAATCCCAATAAGCGGATCAAGTTGTGTAGATAGATTCTTGATTTCGTTAGGAAAAATATTGTCAATTCCTAACTGCTTTAAATCATTTAATAATGTCTGTGTTGATGTTTGGCTTTTATAATCAACAATTGCATTAAATTTTCTTGTAACATTTGTAGATGTCTCAACAAAACCAGATTCAGAAACATTAAGTGCAATATTTGTCTGGAAGTACTTTGGACTTAAGACATAAAATGCAGCAGAATTTCTCTGTGTTCCGTCTTTGAACTCAAATTGTGCATAATATAAAAATGTGCAATATGGAAAGACATCTAAGTCTTCAAGCACTAGCCTGTTACTATCGACTGAGGTGCCTGTAACAATAGTCGGATTTCTATCAGACTTGGTCAAATTTTTCCTAAGTAGCTTCACGTAGATGACATCATCTGGTAGTGACTTTATTGAAAATGCTACTTTTTTCCCGGTAAAGTTAATTGGAAATATAACACATTTATCACTATACAACTTTTGATCATTTATAACAATTTCTTTGTATAGGTTGTTTGACACACTTCGATAGTAGGATATCGGAGATACTCTAATATTTCTTGTCACATTGCCTGTGTCGGGTATGTCTATTGACGCTTTTCCTTCATTTGTGACTTGTGCTGTGTACTTTAATGACTTATTTAAGTCAATGTCGCTATTTCCATATGAGTCGTATACGACAATTTTGAATTTTGAAATTCTCTTATCATTTGGCGTTACGACAATACGAACTGTGTTTCTAAAAACTCTACTAGAACCTACGACAAAGTCAAGATCAGGAACTGCATATCGTGAGACAAGAACGTCATTATTGACAATCACCATCTGCTGGTTTTGTGCAATAGAATCGTTGATTTTTGTCAAAGTTGCATAGTATGCCTGGGTTCCCGGATCTTTTATCGTAAATTCGACAAATCCTCGTTTTAAGTCTTGGTAAATAATAGGAACTTTCTTGACTATGTCAACTTTTCTCTTGAAAAGATCAAGGCGCTTTTTATCATAATCTTTAATCTTAGACAAGAAGTCTGTCGTTGAAGTAACAGCCTCATTTTTAAACATATTAGGTCGATTTGTGAAAGGCGATTGCCGCGTTAAGCGAATTTCAAAGTTATCGCGCAATGCTTCAACAGGATCATTTATCGTTAAATTGACTCTAAATTTATAGTAAATTTTCCCACCGATAACATCATGGTCATATATCAAGAATGAATCTTCTTGGATGGATACTGGACTTATTCTTGATATAACTACTTTAGCCATAAGTCACTCTAGGATTAAGGTAAATATGTTGGCAAAATTTGTCGCACCGAATCGATCGGTGTAGGTCTTTCCTAGAAATATGACACGCTTTGATTCTCCTGCGCTCTTTGGATAAATTTCACCGAAATCAACCATTTCAAGCTTGCTAAAAGAATTGTTGATCTCAAATGCTTGTATGCATATATCATTTGTGGATGATGTGTTTGTGAATTCAATAGTCTCATTTGGACAAATAGGCTGGTCGGGCACGGATCCTACGAGGTCTTTTATAAGATCATCATAATCATATTTTTCAACATTTCTTATATCTTTGTACTGTCCAAGTGTCGTAATTCCTGTCTGTGTCTTTGCAACAGGCGGTAAAAACATGAAGTTAGGTGCATTTGAAAATAACTTGTCAGTAAAAACAGAAGCTGCCTGATCTAGTGAAACATTGACATCGTCACCTACGATTGGTCCTCTATTTCCATAATTGAACTTTATGTCATTAACTGAAAGATCGAAAGTCTCAGAGTCGTCGAGTGGATCTCGAGACGAAATAATCATTTGCTTCTTAAAATTTCCTAAAGTTGATGCAATGATTGTGTCGGCGAGAGTGTCTAGTGTCTTAGGATTAACATTGTTTTGAGGAACGCCATTTTCGACGATTGTGCCGCCCATAACATTGACTCGTTTATCAGCATCAGTAACGATGGTTGCAAATGGAATCACTGCACCGTTATCATCGCTCTCAATTGTGATCTGGTCAAATGCGAGAGACGTCGCTTCCAGGAAAGGCCTGCTGGTAGCACTGTCATACGACCCAGATATTGAGCTCTTGTCGTAATATGTGTGCCTATCTGTGAAAGTTGCGTAAGCAATCTTAAAGTCGCCCGACCCAATCTGGCGCTTTCCTTCGCTTGTGACCACGACATCCATGACACGTGTTTTGTTATCTAGAATTGCTGCCATGGTTATAACTATACAGCGTCCAGCTACGTCGAAGACAAAAGAGAGGACGGCTTGTCAAGTATAATAGTCTCAACAGAGAATGCTGGATTCTTGGTGAAGACTATAGGAGTCCTGTTTCTAGGACTTCCATCATCAAAGTAAGGCAAAGATGAAGTGCACTCAGAACTAAGGTTACAACTTGTTGTGTCAATTGGGCTTACAGGTACGTCTGACGATTTGGATGTAAATGTTACCAAGACTGGCGAAGAAATATATGACTTGCCAAACACCTTATCGAAAGTTAATAGAGGAAAGTTAGGAACTATCACAACGTCTTCTGTGTATTTGGAATCTCTTCTTTGTTCCAACATGTCTCTAAACTGACCGAACTTGTCATATCTAAAATTAGCTGTTGGGTATTTTGTTGTCAACCTGCTAGAATTGATGCCTGAAAGCAGGCCTCCGACGCTATTGCTAAGAACTGCGGTGAAGTTAGTCAGAGTCACATTTCTATTAAGCGTCAGGTATGGATATGATTGACCTGATGCAGCATCACTCACGAGACCTCGTGGGCTTGTCAAGGATGTGATCGATCCAGTGATGTAATTTCCAAAGTAAGAACCTGAATATAGTGAACTTTCATTAATCTGGAATTGATCGGTAACGACTTGGTGTATGTCTTCGTGAACTGCAGGTGATCTTAACTTCTGGTTAAGCGAGGACATCACTTCTACACCGTCTTTAATCAATGACCCGTAAAGTATGACCTTGGCATCGCCTTTACTGAGCACTAATGTGCTCATCGTGTCTCCTCCGCCGCCGACCGTTGATGCTCCTGTTATTGTGTCTAGATAACCTGTAGGTAAATCAGGCGGACTCCCGCTGGTTGTGACACTTGGATCTGCTGTATAAGTTGCAAAAAATCCAGCATCGATTCCAAAGATCAATTCATCTTCTGGCTGGAGTATGTACAAATTCGCTCTATAGCCTAGATCTTTTGTTGTAACATCAACATCAAAATATGCACTATTATCAACTGGATCTTTAATTGAAGATGCAAAAGTTGACGATCTAAGGGTTCTTGGGTCATTTTCTAGATGAACGCCATCTGGATAATTGATTCCTAAATATTCAGCAAATGTAGGTGTGTTATATCCACGTGTCTGGATGGTCCTGATGTATTCTGGTGCAGTTGGCACGCTATAAAGACTGAAATTATATGGTTGGTTCTTTTGTCCCCCACCCCAGTAATTCATATGATAGCCCGTCGTCCATGTCTCGTTTGGTCCGCCTTTATCTACAACATGAATGTTTGTCGAGGGTGCCGTGATCTGCTGTTCATACGTTTTGGGTGTGAATTTCATATTCAACATGATTGGTTTTGATGTAACTGTGTCAACATCCGTGCTTGACATGTTGAAGTTATACTCAAGCTGGTTCTCATGTATCGGAGTCGAGCGTATGATTGATATTGATAGTGGCATGGTTGGCCGGTTATAAAAACAAAATGATTCATTAGCGATTAGAGATCTAACGCTGCTTGAAACATCTTGCACAGAATCCTTAACAAGACTAGCACGATTTTGTCGATAGATAAAGAATACGTGGTTCTCGATATCGCGCCCAAATCCAGTCACAAGCGGGGTGAATCCGCCTGTTGTTCCTTGTTTTCTAGTTGCCTGAATTGGCAGTTGGACTTCAATTTTCTCTAAAACAAATGGGTGTTGGATATAATCACTCATCTTGAGAGTTTGTGAATCTCTTGCGTGGTATCTCGGTGCATCCGGAGCTTCAAAAAAAGTCGTCGGGTAACCGATCTTATCATATCCTGTAGTCTTCAAATCAAAAATCGAAAGTTTGCTTGCAATTCCCGGAGATGATGTGAATTGTTTGACAACTGTTGCATTTCCTGACGATGCTGTGATATATGTGATGCCGCCACCTGACGCGTACCCACCTTGAAGTGCATGAACATATCCTAGGTATGCCTCAGTTGAAGGATCTTTAACACCAATCTGATCCCATGTTTTATCTTCAAAGTTGTAGTAGACAAAAGGGGATGTTGTGCCCTGTGCTTTATCACCTTCGATCTTAATAGTTTTTGAGTTATTAACATTGATATTGATTGGAATTGCAACTTTTGAAGTCGTAGGAGACGTAAATCCCTGGTATAAAGTCTCATCAAATCCCGTGTATTCACTTGAACCTGATTCATAGAATGCTGACGGGTTTCTTGTTTCTATGAATGGGCTATAGCTCGTGTCTGTGTATTTTGTCAAAAACTGTGACGCTGGTGTGGGCGTCTTATCGAAACTAATAGTTCCTGTGCCGTAACCTAGATTTTTTACCCATGCCTTGCCCACATTGTATGGCATCTCTACATTTTGAGATACAAAAACTTGTGTTTCAAAATCATCAAAGAGTACTGGATCATTTCCAAGAGTTCTCTCGTCGCCTGTTCTCAAAATAGTCGGGTATGCTGCTGATTTGCTATCGTCAATAGCAAGCTGCGCTTTTGGCGAGATGTTAAGAATTCGGGTGCCTTTACTCATCTTAGAAATCCACCAAAAGCAATTGAATCTGTTCCTGACGTCGAACCATAGTAGTCATATCCTCTTGATGCCACATTCTCGTCGGGCCCAATGTAAGTATAGTCAATTTCTATGTCAAATTTATTAAGAAGTTTAACATCTTTGAAAGGTTCAAAGTTATCTTCATATCCGCCGTAACCTTCAACAACAACACCTAGAAATTCGTCTGCAGCGTCGTAGAAGATTCTGGAGTCGTATGTGTCAACCTTTGACACGTCTCGCATGTCAACAAATAGACCCTTGACTCCTCGCGCGAGAAACCTATCAGGCCTGGAAACAAGGCTTCTTTTCCCCGTGTCACTAAAAATATCTATTTGACCATCTTGCGCTGCGCGACCAAAGAACGGGTCTTCGTCAGACTGGATGATGTTGCTTACAAGGACTTCGGCAGCACTTTTGACCTCGTTGAGTTCTTCGTAAGGTGTGAATCCGTCGAGATTCATTCCTTGACCAAAGTTCACATGGTCAAGTTCGTGATTAACAGGCTTGCCAATCTCACCGCCTTGGATACCTTTACTGCTCATGTATGGCAGTGTTGATCTTAGGAAGTACTGTGTCAGTGTGACCTCGACTCCCTGACGATATGCATCAAATGCTATGGTATCGTCACTGGGCGCAGAGGTGATTGGATATTCTGGTCTCGATCCAATGCTAGCAATTTGATCTTTGAACGGTGTCATTTAGAACTTTTTAATAACTCCTGTTAACGCTGTCAGATAAATGTTTGAATCATCTTTGGGTCGTTCACTCAATAGATACATCCTATCGATTGGGTATCGATATCTGTTTCTTTCAAGAACGTGAGATTCGATGACATAATTGACGCCTAAGAACCTAGTCTTTCGTGGAAGAAGTTGCTCAACAAGGATCGTGAGTGATGCGTCAAACCATTTGAAAAGTTCTAGGAATTTTCTTACATCAACAGGTGCAGTTAGTCTCTCAAAATAGACTTTTGACAGCTTCTCAAGATCTGGATAAAAATCGTCAAACATTACCGTTGTCTGTCCCAAAGCGTCATCTAAGAATTGCGTGTCGCCAATCAAGCCAATAATATCTTCATTAAGTGCCTTGTAGGCAGAAAATTCAATTGAAAATCTATTGTCATCATTAACTGCCGTTTCAGGACCTAGTTCATAAAGAGGAGCAACGGATGTGTATGAATCTGTGGAACTTGGGTCTAAAAGGCTTCTAACGCGAACTTTCTCGTCCGTTTGCATCAAGTCGATGTTGGGTGAGATTCTATTGATTTCAAAATTCTCATTCTTTATGACTTTCTTGTTGATCTCAAACGCCTTTCCTGCAAAGTGATATGAATTTTGAGAGAAGTCAAATATCTCAATAGCGCCTGAACCGTTTGACGCTGTGACAAGTTGGTCTGTCGATGCATCTACGCGCAATCTCTCAAAAGTTCCTGTCGTTTCGGTGTCAAATGAGAAGTTAATATTCGGATTGATGACGCCTAGTGACCTATAATTTCTAAGATGCTCAATGGCTTCGGTGTCACTTGTTCCTTTTGACCAAAATCTAATATGACCTATCCTGCCATCAAAACGTGATGTCACATATTGAGATGCGCTGTTCAAGAATCGACCGGATGCCGTGTTTAGACTCTGCGATCCAACAACTACAAATGATCCTGATGCATTATAGCTAGCGTCAAGATTCTGAAACATGTCGTTTGAAACGTTACCTGTCGTTGTCTCACTGAAGTATGATGACGTTGTGAAAAATACGTAACTTGTCTTATCTTCGACAAATCCGCACTTGAGAAAGTAAGATGACGATAGAGAATTGATTAAATCGCCTCTTTCGCGTCCTGCTGCGATGTACCACTTCTCGCCATTGAATAAGTTGACATTGTCAATAGTCAGATCAAGTGTGGGTGCAGCAGATTCTTTGCTAGGCCTCGCGTACAAGTGCAATTTTTCATTGGCGCCATCAAAGACAACATTAAGGAGGCAAGCGCTGGTAGATGCTGGCGTCGACGATCCTGTTGTCTCAAGCCTAAAGACGCTTTGAGTCAAATTTCTGTTCTTAATGGGGACGAACTTAACAGTAGATTCAATGGTAAATGACCCGGACGTGAGCAATCCATCGCTAGGATCATCAGAGATGCCTGAGACAAAACTACCTGCAGGAGTAGGAGCGCCTGGCTCGACTCTTGAGCCTGAAAGATTTGCAGACACCATGTAAGGTGAGTCTGCAGAGAACCCCTGGTAATTGACAGAAGAATTTGTAGCTGCCATTGACCCAGAAAAGTCTAGTAAAGTTGATACTTCCTGTGTTTGCTGGCGTAGTCCTTTTAGATCGATAACAGCAGGACCACCAAATTCTCTGATGTTGAAGAAGTTATCAGGTATGATGCCTGTAGACAGTATTGCCGACCTGATTGACGATCTCGTGCCTTTTGATTCAAATATTTCTGTCATATTTGACAAAATTCTTCTCCACATCTGGTATCTTACATCTTTAAGCGACTTTCTTGAGATGGCATAGTCGTCGCTTAGCGTTTCACCGTAGAAAAACTGGTCAGGCGTGGTGTTATCAAAGAAATTAGGTAGTTTGATTCCGTAATAGTCAGCAATAAAAGGAAGGAACTTGTTTATTGACGATTCTTCATCGCTCACATCAACGTAGTTAAGCTTAGAAAAGTAATCAATTATCAGTTTAAGTTCATCATAAAATTTTGCGTAGCTTAAAAGAAGAGTCAACATCATCTGTGGGCGTAAGAGAATTCCTGTGCCAGGAACTGACGATGCTGTGTAAGTCTGTCCCAAGTTTTGATCGACTCTTTCTAGGCCTTCTTGAGCTGCACCCTGCGTTAGGTAATGATACGGGACCAATTTCATTATAAAGTTTGGATTATCAATGTCATAAGATGCGGCGTCATCTAGCAGCTGTGCGTTATAATTTGATACTTCTTGATTTGATGTGAACAAGACAGGTGAATAATTTATGTTCTCAAAGGTCATGGGACCTTCAAGAGATCCTGTGTTCCTCAAAACTGTCTTGAAATTAGCAATGTAAGAGTGTAGCTTGTTGCCTGATGAATCTAAAACGACGTTGTTATAAGCATAAGACCCAGTGGGCTCATTAAACTTGAAATAAGTCAATAGGTTAGAATTGTCTGCGTAGATCTCTCTTCTCGCGTAACTCTTAAGTTCTGCATCTGATCTTTCTGTCTTGAAAAACCTAAACTCATCGATGGAGCCCGAGTAAGTCTCTCGTGGCAAAAAGTCATAGTCAAGTATTGCATGTCGAGTGCCAGAACCTATCAATAGAGACTCTCCGCTATAGGCAAGAGAGTCAAAATCTTGAGTATCTGAAGAGAAAAATGACGCTGACTGGTTTAGGAATATGACGGCTTTCTTTGCGCCATTGCTCTCGACAAGCTCGGCAGCAATGTGTAACCACTCACCTTTATTTACCGTTCCTGACGCTACGAGGTATGACTCTGATGCTGACGAGATCAGAAATAGGACCTTGCATTCCGACGTGCTAGATGACTGCGACAGTGCTAATGTCATGCCTGCTGTTGTTGAATTTCTCTGCGCAACAACTTGATTATCGTTGACCTGTGTTGGTAGGTTAAGATAAGTTTCAATTGTGAATGGGCTTGTTTTTGTGTCAAGAACCTGTATTCCATAATTGACTTTGTCAAGTGTTGGAAAATTGTATGATCTTGCATCATTAACAGTTATGTAATTTCCTTCTGCTGCACCTGCTTGAAATGCTCCCGACATGTTCAAGTAGCCCACGTTCTTTGGAAAATTATCAAAAACGTATTTCTCAAATCCTGTTAGGTTATTGATAAATTCTTGGACACTTGCTTTAGAACCGTCGAATGGGTACTTATTGATCATTAAATCGAACGCTAGATCGACTTTTCCGCGTGCTGAATTGAAGAATGTATGATTTTCAAACCGTGTATAGTCGATCGGTAGCTCTTGTGTCGACTTAAGCCCTGTTCCATCGGTGTCATATATGAATGAGTTATCTGAGATTGGCAACTGTGAATTTAACTTGGAATTTTCAACGTTTTTGAACACGCTTCTTGTGCATGTCTTATTGAGCAAGCTTTGTGATGTAAAGCTAGGCTTGTTCTTGTTTACTGATCTCATGTGTTATTCAACTCTAAATTTTGCTGCTACATCGTTTATGATGATCTCAAGGCCTTTATTTATGATTTTGAAGTCAAATGTGTAGGTTCTGCCCTTTGGCAATGTTGACATATAAAAATCAAAATAGTGCGTTGTAGCATCGTTTGACGTGAGTGTTCCTGGATCGCTAAAGGGAACTATTTCCTCATCGCTCTCGAAGTCTCTTATTCTATAATAACACCTATCAACAACAATTCCTGTATTTTCTATTGGAATTTTAGTGTATACCACACTTTGATTGAAGTCCTGTATGAACATTCTAAATCTAATGAGTTCGTCATTCTTATAGAATGGTCTCATGTTTGTGATATTGACAAAGTATCGTTCAGGTGTCTGGATAAATGAAGTTCTTTCAGACCGCGTGATATTAAGCGATCCTGAATAATATGCTACAGTTCCATCAAACGAACTCCAAATCTCATTAAACGTCACCGAACCTGATGCTGCAATGTGTTGTGAAATAAGTGGATTGAATTCATTGATAGCAAATGATGCTGAATATATTCCTGTCTGGAAGTTTGGTCCAAACTTAATCTGTGAACCTGTCGCGTATTGAGTGAATGATCCTGTTTGAAGTTTCACGAGAAGGCAGTTGTGACCTACAATAGGCGTTGACGATGAGCCTGAAATAAGATTTGACGGGTTTCCTCTGACGTAGTTGTTTAAAAAGATGGAACCTGTCGTATTAAAATAGAATAGTTCGTGATCGTCACTAATTGTATCGTTGAATGTTACGATCAACTTGGGTCGTTTTGACGTGTTTGTTGTGTTTCTGGAGGCAAATCGCTTAACGAATCTAGTCTTTGCATCTGTCTCTTGCGATCCAGAGTAAGAAACTCTAAAACCACAGTCAGGTATGAGACCTGCAATCGTTCCTGATATTATCTTAGTGACGTCAACATAGAGATCCTCGTCTCCTGTGCTAAATGATTGGGTGACAAATAGGTTGACGATTCCATTTCCGTCATTGAGATTACCTGAGGATATGATGTCGATATTATTACTGCCCAACAGGCCCATGGCATTTGCGCCAGACATAAACCAAAGATTCGTGTTTGAGCTAACAGACGCCGTGATGAAGTTACACACATCGACATCTTCAAACCTCACCACATCTCTTCCAACACCTTCATCAAAAGATTGTGAAAGAGGATAGACGATTAAGGAGAAGTTTGAAGGTGTAGTCTGGCCTGCATAGACATCTGATAGTTTTAGGTGGCATCTGAATGTTGAAGATGTGATATCGAGCGTGCTTTGAGACATCTCTCTGATGGGTGTGAGATCAAAGTAGATCAAGGCCCTCGATAGTTCTATAGGATAATCTTCACCTGCAATCGTATTTTCATCATACAGCTTGAAAAGATCGACAGTTCCTGCCTGACCTACGTTGGCATCAGTGACACGAATCTGCCCAACAATCTTATTGGTGATGTAGGTATCTTTTGTAGGTTGAATTATTCTATACATCTTTGTGCTCTCTAGACGGCATTGCCGACGATGTCATAGTCGGGAAACTTAAGTTCAAAAATTCCGCCGGGAGGCGGTGTTATGAGGCCCCTCGCCGTATGCTGTGTCAGGTTGTATGTGACAAGTGAGTAATCTCTCTCATCAATTTTTCCTGACATGTTGTCAAATGTGTATTTTTCTAAGGAGATCACACCAACCTGATTAAGGATTAAATTGATGATATCGCTAATCACGATTTGCTGGTCAATCTGGTAATTCTTGATGGATAGATAGTCTCTTATCTTTTGGTTTATAAAACCTAGCGTTGTCGTCTTATCAACGCCAGAATCAAGTACGACATTATAAGTGAACTTGTAATTAATTATCGAGGCATCAAGGATGTCATAGGCGTCTGATGTCAATCTAAACTCATTTAGGTATTTTGCCAAGTTAACCTTGAGAGAATCAGGTGACATTGTCAAGTAGCCATTAACATCTCTGCTCACTATAAAGATCAAAGATGAGAGAGGATTTGTTGGATTTGACCTAGATCCAACTCTAAACACTCTTCCAAAATTTGGTGGCATAGAATAGACTCTTGCAACAAGGTCCTGTCTTGTGACTATTCTGCTCTGTGAATTTTTGTAATTGAGAGCGATAAATCTGAAGTCATCTATTGTAGGCATATCTTCGCCGCCTGTAGCAGGCTGCGTGTTATTTGTCTCAACAGACGCTCTTATCTGCGCAATTTTAGTTGGTGGAACTGTCGATTTAAATTCTGTGACAAGCGCAGTTACCAGCCTAATTGTCCGAGGAGCAACATTGTGAGATAGACCTCCGCCGGATCGATATGTGATTGTGAGCGTAGTATTGACAGGACTTACACCTAGACTGTTTGATGACAACAGCGAATTTGGATCAATAGCGACCCTGTTAAATGTTTTTCTATTGCCGTAAAGAGGAAGAGAAATTTCGCTAGGGTCAGGTATGATGTCATCATCTACGGAGTCTGCTCTTCCCGACCCAAATATGAGCGTGGTGATGGCAGACGTCATTGTTGTCTGCGTTATGAACCTGTATGGTGCAGGTTTCACGAATAAGTTGTCTAAGACTGTGTCTGAATCAGAGTTTGTGTTTTGCGCTTTCTTGAAAACGACATCATTCGCCAATGATGTGACTTCATAGTACTCATTAAGATCGGTGTCTATCACGCTTAGAATCTCTGATATATTGGGGCGCGAGAGTGTGATTCTTCTAAAGGGTACAAAACTATTCGTTATATCGAAATTTTCTCTCACTGACTCACCTGATGTGCAGGTACCCGTAAGACGCAAGGAGTAAAAGAGCGGTTTTCCTGTAGAATCTGCAGAAAGAACGCTCACATTGGCGATTAGCAAGCCTTCAGCATCTTTCTTTGAATAGTCCAGATCTTCTACAAGCTCAAATATTGTCCCATTGTTTGCCTGTACCTTTGTACCGCTTTTGATGATAGGGAGGTATGTGTCTCTTGGACGATAGGCACCTTCATAAATCTCAGACTCAACCTTAATGTAAAAATCAACGTCGCAAAGTGCCGGAGCCGCGCCAGTTATCTTGACACCGGCAAGTCTAATCTGGCGTTCGACATTTGCAGGTTCAATTGCTGTCTCAAGGTTCAGTTCGTTGAACTGGTGATCCAGATAGAATGACATGACATCACCGACATATGCTGTTAGATCATTGAACATTCCTCCGACTGAAGAGTCACTAAAGTCCTGGATCTTATCAGAGTAGTATGCAGTTGAGTATCTAAGCAGCTCTGCACGAAACGAGTCAAAATCCCTATTGAGATATGACCTCTCCTTCTTTTGAACTAGATTCTTTTTTATGTTGTTTGATGCCATGTTAGCTCACATTTACTAGATTTATTTCCAATCTACGATCTTGAATGCCTAGTGTGGGTATTGAGTAAATTACCGTGATCATTGTCCTGGAAAAACCGTCATTCTGCGCTTGAAGTTCAGCAGACAACACGTTATTGATGGTTATTCCTCTCATGTACTTATCTGTTGTCTGCCTTATGAGGCGTCCTGCAGATTCATCCCAATCATCACGGCTCAGCCTCTCAGTCAATAGTGACTGTAGGTTCGCACCAAAGTCAGGCTTTCCAACACGCTCTCCATAGTTTGTCAAGAGCATGTTCTTAAAATCATCGATAATGCCATCGACGGGGTTTGTTGTCATTTTAAATGTGTCGCCAATCTTATCAGGTAATCTAAGCGGTGACACAATTCCAAAAGGTTTTGGGTCATTGACTACATAAGTTTCTACGCGTGTAGTTATGGGCGTGGTACCGCCCTTAAAGGTCCGTGTCGGCCGTGGTGCTGTTGTACTGTTCGCCATCTAAGATAAATATCCTGTCCTATGCGACCCAGAAATTACTTTGTCTTTCCTACCTTGCTCTTGAATTTATAAAATTCTCTTGAAAGAAGTTCAAGTCTTGGAATTGTGACTGCAGGATCTATCACAAAAGTTCCAGGAGTCGCGGTATTTGGTATAATAACAGCAGTTATAAGAATATCTAACAATTCCAGCAAATATTCTTCAAGCTTATTTCCTAACACAATCGGTTCTGTTGCACCTTGCCCCAACTCAATTTGTGTTCCATTGCCATTCGTTTTCTGAATTCCTGAACCGATGATTATCTTTGGCCCGTCGATCATAATTGTTCCATTAGGCTGGATCGTTATGACAGCTCTTCCTGCACCTTTCTCATCATCTTTTTGGCCTTCTTTGATGATCTTAATGCTGCCATTCTGTCTTGCAGAAATTCTGATCTCATCTGATCGTAACAAAACGTATGGCGAGTTAGGCACAGGTGACGTGTCCTTACCGTCAGTTTTAGGCAGTGTATTTGATCCTATTCCTAAATCTGTGTCAATGTTGCCTGACATAGTCACATGAACTCTACTTGCATCGTTTAGGATGTCAAGTTTTCCCTCATTGTCATTAAGATTAGATGCCTTATCTACTTCTTGATAGTTTCGGCTATTTAGAATGACAGATGAAGGACCTGTTAGACGACTTTGTCCTCTACCTGCGACAATGTCGATAAGTCCTGACAGTTGCCTTTTATTCTCTCCCACAGTGCTTGAGTTGCCGAGGACAATGAGCGCATTGTTCGAACCGCGTATTGAGAAATCTTGTGTCAGAGAACCGTATCTTGGAACGGGCTCTCCTTGAAAATTATTCTGGTAAGTGTCCGAGTTGTTGACTACACTTGTGTATGAGAAACCCGGTGCTGCGACATCAGGAAAAATCGCACTTGTCTTATTTTTTTGTACTAGCTCCTGCCCAATAAAGTTCGAACTAAGCATTGTCCTATCGTTATGAGTAAAGTTAGGATCTTCTGCTATGTAGTCTCCAACCTTTCTAGTCACCCAGTAGTATATTGCACCAAACTTTAACGCAAAAAACTGCTCACCTGGTTTAATAGGTGAGCTCATGTGTGAGAAGAATGGATAAAAGACCTGGACGTCTACATCGTTCACATTGTCAATGACTCTTCCTAATATTGAACCGTGCGGCATTGTGAGCAATGCATTCTCAACTATGACGGGTGTGTCAGACAATTGATACTTCGCTTTGAGTGCTGTGACCTGGTCGAGTGTTCTGAGCGGTGTTGAGAATACCTCGATTGCGACAGCCGTAAAGAACTGATTCATATTGTCGGACATGATCTTAATCCTCGGAGTTGCTAATTGAATCGAAAATTAGATCAGTATTGATGTCTGTCTCTTCTTCTCTCGCGACTAACTCGGCAAGCTTGAGTATCTGGTCATTTGCTCTTGACATTCTCTCCAGATACTTTGCAATGACAGGTCCAAGGATGTTGTGATTTGCAGCATTGCCCTTGACCTGCATGAGCGTGTCAGTGAACAAGATTGAAGCATTTTCTCGGTCGTCTACAGCATTGTGGTAGATTTCTGTCCAAAGAACTCGCTTCTTATCATCGAGGTTCTTGATCGACGATAGGATGTCACCAAACTTTTCAATCTTTGACTCCTTGGTCTTAATCTTGTCCAAGGCGTCTGAGTATTTTCAGTTGCGTTCTTTGCCATTTGACTTCCTAGAATAGTTGATTTTTACTGACTTCTCTATAATGCTTCCTTATCGCTGACATTGATGAAGAGAGCTGCTTAGGCGTCAGGTTTGTCATGTCTCTTACATACACA